AAGGATGAATTTATGGTCTGGAGTTGCTGTAATGATTTCTCCATTGTCCAGATGAACATCCAGCACTTCAGCATCATTTCCTGTAACACCTGCCCAAGAAATCAAACCAGGAACCACATGACCTTTTGAATCCACAGAGTAAGTCCAGTTTTCTTTTCCTGCTTTATGCTCGACAATCAATTGCCCAAGTTCAACATTCCTACCATCTAATAAAGAAATTTTTGTCTTTAAATCAAAACAGCCATTTCTCCGGGGCATCCAATAGTCTTCAAGCATTGTTTGGAATTTGCGATCATCTCGCAACATTCCAGTTTTACTATCGTACACCATTTTGTTACGATATTGATCTTTAAGTGTCTGCAAATATTGTCTTGCTTTTGCAGCGGGTAAGTTTCCTACATCAACATAATTGTGAAGGTAGGAAATCACTGTGGTGCGTCTTTCATCTAAAAGACCACTGGTAGTATAGACAATTGATTCTGGTGCGATTTTAAGCACATTTCGTTGATCCGTATTTTGTGAATATGAATCTTGTGTGAATACACCACTTTCAGAATACATGTAGAATTCTTCAAAATCAAGATTCAATTGTATTTCTTGTGGACCTACTGAAATCTTTTGATCTGCATCTGCACCTTTTCGTTGACGAACTTTTTTGATTTTGAATGGATCAATCAATCTTGCTTCAACGATACCACGTTGTGGTTTTTCAACGTCAATCATCACATGAAAGAATAATCTTCCATCAACAAACCATCTACGAAAGATTTCATATCCTACATATTTAAAATTTAAAATATCAAGAACAGAATAAAACTCATCAGAAATTTTCTGACAAATCATTTCTGAATAATCTTCAAGATTGTCAAGGTCAATATGAACAGGATATGCTTTGCGGTTTGCAACAATTGCTTCATTCACAATTTCATCCACGGCAAGTTCACATTCTGGTTGCATAATCATTGAACGATATCTTGCAAGCAGGTCAGATTCATTTTGAAAGTTAGTTTCAAGATTGAGATAAGTACCGTAAACACCAGCAGAACCTACAATGGTAGAGCCATCATCATTTTCTGCTGTGGTGAACGATTGTAAATTTTGTTCTGAACGGTCTTGGGATTCTTCAAACTTCCAGCCGAATAATGTAGACATTCAAACTCCTCATTTTTATTGTTATTGTTTACATTATTTATTATATTTGTAAAACCAAAACAAGCCTGCATGTTTTAAATGCAGGCTTGATGCAGACTTATATTATCAATAATGTATCAAGACTGTGGTTGTGTCCATTGTGTTTCAAAGCTCACACCCTCTACACCAGATGGCATATTACTTTCATTTTCAGTAAATGGATTTGCTGTTTGATTACCAGTTACACTCAATCCAGCAGGATTTTTCACCCAATACTGATATGCAAATGTTACTGTGAATTCTTCAATGGTGTCTTTATCATCCCAACTTAATGTGATTTGATCTACTGAAGTTGGGAATGAGTCCTTGAAATAGTATGAAGCAAGATATGGACCACCGGGATTACCAGTAAGTGTTGAAATACCACCATCTTTTTGTAGTTGGTGTACTTGCATTTGACCATATACATTGTCTCCAGCGGTTGAACCGAATCCTGATTGTGCTTCAAAGATTGATGCACCAGGTGAGATATATTCAATCCATGCTTCAAAGAAGTGACGGATCTTATAGTTCTCATCATTCAAGATCGTTACCGACCAAGGCGCAAAAGTTCGATCAATTGATGGTAACTTGACATCTCTTCCAAGAAACGTCTTTGTAATTTCACCCAATGTACTTTCAGGAATTGAAGATGCTTTGATAAAGAATGAAACATCTTGTGTATCAAATCCTAAATCAGATAGCGCAGCCTGAACATTAGTTGGAAAATAAATTGTGGCAAAGAACAGAGATGGTCTTGCACCACCTCCGACTAGCCGATTTCGTAGTGCAGTGACATTAATTCCCATGGTAACTCCTTTAGTTAAATTAATCTAAGCCAAGGTCTTTAAAATCAACCGTCTGTCCAACGGCTGTGAAATTCAACTTAATGAAGTTAATCACATAAGTTGGGCGAATGTAGATATCAGCTACAAATTTATTTTCTTCAATTAATTCATTTGTATTGTTTGTTTCATCACAAACAATTCTGTATTCACTACAACCTTGTTGTTGAACAATCTTCTCAAGATAATTTTCAATTTGTCTTGTAAACTCAGCTCGAGTTGAAGGTGTGTTAAATTCAAACAACTTTCTTCTTGCTTGGAATACAACAAAATCTTTTACAGTAATGAACAATCTTCTTACATTGATTCTGTCAAATGCACTTGCAACTTTGGTCATAGTCTTATCACCAAATAACAAAGTACCTTCACCACGAATTGTAATTACTGGATTTACTTGATTTAGATATTGCTCATCTCTTGCCTCTTGTGATGGATTAAAAGACAGTTTCACAACATTTTTAATCTGTCCACGATTATATCCAGCTGGTGAATACCAAGGATAATAATTGATATCAGTTTGAGCCATCAAACCAGCAATGTCTCCAGACAGTGGAAGCCATCTGTATGTATCGTTGAAACTATCATACTGGTATTTAAAGTTACCATCCATGAAAGCATATGAACTATTATAAACACCGTCTCTCCAATTGACCATTCGATCTGTGATCAATTTTTCATCTGAGAAACCACTTGCAATTTGCCCATAATCACCTGAGACACAAACAACACAATCTTTTCTTTCTTCTGCTATTTGAATCATCTTTGAAATTGCAATACGATAATCAATGAAATGTCCTGGTACATATGTCCAACCAGTTACTAAGAAATCAACTTCAACATCTTCTTTTGATTTGAACAATTCAACCGCTCTGAGAATATCATCTTCTTGTGTAGGATTTCCACCGTCACCACCAGCAAATCTTTGTGCTGTATAATCACTGATATTCTTTGTTGTATGATAGGTGACAAAACGACCACCTGCAGTCATTTCACCCCAGTTGTTATCCATTTTACCATCAAGAGGATGTGCAGCCCACTTGACCCATTCGGATGTGTTATTTACTCGAGTAACATAATATGTAGGCGCTCCGAAATCATCTCTACCATCTCTAGCAACAGAGAGGCTTGCATATGATTCAAGAACTTGTCCAACATTTCCAGTAACCTCTCCACCATCATCAATTACAGTCACATGAACTTCATCACAATAATGACCGTTCATGTTTTGATTGATTACTCTTGCATTGTTTGATGTTGCTGGTGCATTTGGATAAAGTTGTGCATACTTCCATTCTCTTGACCAGAATGTTGGATTATTACTTTCAACTTTACCAACGATCGGACGATCAATACGAATCTCTGTATTGCTGATGATTTCAGAAACAACAACTCGCTGGCCTGTGATGATTAGAATATCACCAAGTACTACTTGCTCACTGAATACAGTATTCTTACCATAAATTCGATCTGTATTATTGTCAAAGAAAACACGTCCCATCAAATTATTTGGAGAGTTTCTTCGAGCTCCATATGAAAATTCTTTGAACTTGCTTCTTTCACGAATTGTAATATCGGTGATAACTTCAGCAATTGTAAGTTCATGTACACCCATGTTATCAACAGTTGGAACATCTCCATATGCGTCACGATTAACGTATGCGATATGTCCAAGAGCAGGATCAAATCCTGTAATTAAAAGATTGTAAGTACCTGCAGATGAACCGGCACAGGTAAAGCTTACAACTTTCTGCTCTGATTCAATTGCATAGTCTCCTATCCAAATATTTGAACCAGAGCCAAATAGTGGATAGTGATTTGTTGAACCCATTGATGTATGCTGGAACTTAACATAGTATTTGTTACCAGCAATTTTCTGAAAATATACCTCATTCAGCACTTCGGCACCAATGTCATTTACAGGCATTTTTTCTTCTGGTGAATCTGCGAAACACATATCAACTTTGATTGAGTTTCCAAGGTCACCGGGATATCTTGCAATCCATGCACCGTATTGTGTATCTTGTCCAAATTTGATTCCGGCATCTGATGGATCTTTAAGACCACCTTCTTTTAGAATAAGGCTTTCGGCATAATTGGCATCATTATAAATTAGCACTTGTTGTCCATATGTGTTATATCCAAAACAAGCATTTCTTGCGCTATCATTATCTACAACTCTTACAACATTAGCAGTTTTACCGTACTGCAAAAAGTTATATACATTAAACCATTCAACATAATTGTTATTCACTGGCTTTCCAAATTGCTTAATAAATTCATTTTCACTTGTAATAAGAGTAGGAATCATGGATGGTCCCCAGTTAAATCGTCCAACTACTCCTGCAATGCTACTAAGCATAAGCTTTTCAGGACGAATGGATTTATCAATCTCATTCGTGACGATTCCTGGAGATAGAGTAAAATCTGCCATATCAGTTCCTTTAACTTGAATTATTTTAAAAGGTAAACCACGAAAAAAATAAATTAAAAATAATTAATTTTATTAATTTAGAAATATTTATCAATTTTGAAGTTTTAAAGACCTTCAAATAACCAGGCATTTTGTTTAAGAATTTCAATTCTTTCTTCTTCAAACGGATCTCGTTCTTCTTCTGGAACGTATTCTTCCACACCATCATCCAAAAATCCAAAAGGTAAATAATTTTCTTCATTTTCATTTTCTACAATATTTGTCCGAATGTTCATATCATAAGTATCTTTGAAATATTGTTCATCAGACATCCAAGCAAAAAGAACTAAAGTCATTACACAATCATCATGTTTACCATTCTCTGCTTTATATGAACCAGACCTTGCATCAACTGAGAATGTTAGAAATTCACCAATAGTATCAGAATCATTCACTAAAAGTTGTTCATTCTCAAGTAACATTTTTAAATTCGAACAGCCAATTCTTTTAATTCTTGGTGTTGTTGTTACACCATACTTCGCTCTTTTTTGAAATCCACTCGACAAGGTAGTTTTTAATTCTTTTTTTACAGTGGTGAACAAGTGATCATATTCTAAATCTTGAAGTAGAACATCTGTAATTTGTGAACCTATATTGTTTTCTTCAACGAGAACATATGCTTTGTTGTATTGTAGTGCCGCATTGTGAATGATTCTTGCATAGATAATTGGTTGAATTGTATTGTCACGATAAACAGCAACAACTTTAAATGGCTTTGTTGAAACATCAATCACAGAGAAAACAGAATAGTCTTGTTCTCTACCCTTTGATACATCAGCAACAATTACATAATTGTGTTCTTCTTGAACTTCTTCATAAATTTTAATGTCATCAAGAATTCGTGATGGCTTCATGATTGCCAACTCTTTCAATTTTGTTGATGAAATTAAAGTTGCTGTACTACCAAGAAACTGACAACAATGTTCAACAAGAAACTTTTCTTCTCCAAACTGTGCAATTGTTTTTTTCTTCCATTCTTCATTACGATCTGGTCTTTGATACCACATGACTTTATATGGAATAAAGTCATTAACTTTAGCTTCTGCTTCCGTCCAAAACTTGTAGAAATGATTCAATCCTTTTGGTGTTGAAGTCATCACAACCTTCGAAGAAGTACCAGAAGAGATAGTAGGATAGGTTGCAGACCAAAATGTTTCAAAGTTATCAACGAATGCGCACTCATCTACATACAATAGATTGATCGTTTCACCACGAATACTGTCACCAGTCGAAGCTGAGACCATCACCATACAACCATTTTCAAGTTCAATTGAATTCACATTCCAAGACATCACTCCTTGTTGCATCCATAAAGGAATGTGTTCATATGCTTGTTTGATTAAACGTAAACTCTTTCGTGCAGTCTTTGTATAGTTTGCCAGAATTGCTACATTCTTTGAACTATTGAATAATATATAATGTAAAATATATCCACAAACAGTTGTAGTTTTTGAAATCTGGCGTGCAGATAATACAATTGTATTTCGATTATCATGTACTAAATTAATAATATCTTTTTGATAATCCCACAAGTCAATAATTTGTTTACCTTGGTCAATTGTAATGATATAAAAATAATTATTAAGAAAGTAAACAACATCATCTCGACACTTTAGATATTCTTCCACATGATTTCGTGTGAAAGGTATCTCTTGTCCAACACGTTTTAATTTAGGATTATTTTTATAATTAAGTACTGGTACTGGTGCAGACATAGAATCACCTTTTTAGAAATGGATAAATAATATAAGTTATTTTAATATTTATTTCAACCAAGGCTTTAATGTCAAAAGCAAATATACATTTTAATCATTACCAATATCAAGGAGAGCAGGACTTAGTACAGGACTTGCATGATGAGATCATACAAATTGTAGGCATCAATATGTCTTATCTACCCAAAGAACATTTCAATTACGATCTGATCATGGGTTCTGATAATGACCAAAGATTTAATCACGCCTATCTGATTGAGATGTTGATGGAAGAAACTGATGGCTATGTTGGTCAATCATTACTCGGTAAGTTTGGTTTGCAAATTGAAGAAACAATGAATTTGATTGTTTCAAAAAGAAGATTTGATGAGACAAGTATTCCAGACCGAAAGCGACCGCATGAGGGTGACTTGATCTATATGCCAACAGATTCAAGATTGTATACAATTACATATGTTGATTATCAACAACCAGGATTTATGCAAGCTGGTATCTTTCCTAACTATCGGCTATCATGCGAATTGTATACACCAAGCCATGAGCAGATTGAAACGAATGTTAAAGTAATTGATCAATCAGACCAAGAAATTTATAGTCTTGACATACCAATTGAAAACGTTACAGGTAAGTTTGCAAGAAATGAATTTGTTGTTGGTGAGAGGTCAGGATACAAAGGACAAGTGCATAAGTTTATGCCAAGAAAGAAAGTTCTTTCAGTTCGTAACCTGAACGGTTTGTTTGAACCGAATGAAATTATAACAGGTGACTCAAGTGGTGCAACTGCAAATGTTAATACAATTGTTGAACATTTGTCACATCAAAATGAAGAAATTCAAGCATTGCAAACAAACAATCAATTGCTTGATGAAAGCACAACACTTGTTGAATGGGATCCAAATAATCCACTAGCATAACAGAGATATGTTTTTTAGTAAAAATGTTGATGAGCAAGACCAGTATCACCAAACAATAAGAAATCTGGTTGTTGTTATAGGATCATTGTTTTCAAAAATGGTTCTTGTCCGTAAGAATCATAAGTCAGGTGACATTGAAGAAAAGATTGTAGTACCAATTAGCTTTGCAAATCGTGATAAGATGCTTACTTTAATTCGTGATGCACCTGCTGTTGAAGATAAGAATACAAACTTAACACTACCAAGAATTGGATTTTCGTTTGATGGTTTGTCTTATGATAGTCAAAGACAATTACCTAAAACAGGTGGAAGAGGACGACCAACAAACGAACAAAAAAACAAAAAAGATGTGCTTGTAATGTACAATGGAGTGCCGTATAATTTTGAATTTACAGTTTCAATTCTTGCTAAATATGCAGAAGATTTAACACAACTTGTTGAAAAAATCTTACCGTATTTTACACCAAATTTGAATGTGACATATCGTGCAATACCTGAATTAAGTATTGACATTGATGTGCCGATCATGTTGAATGGTGTAACATGGACAGATCAATATGAAGGCCTACAGGAGAGAAGACTACTTACCGCCGACCTTGCTTTAACAGCAAAATCATATATCTTTCCGCCGATTAAAGATTATCCTAGAGTAAATACAGTATTTGTGGAGACACATACTTTAGGAAAAATTGGAACTGAAGATTTACAAAAATCTCGTAAGAAAGCCCTTTATCTTGAACAACGAATGCCGATTGCTACTGAAACTTCTGGAAGTTTACAGGATGAAGAAGCAAGTTCTGCTTTGAATGATCCTATTGCAAATGAGCATAGCTTAGTTAAGATTTATGGTTATGATGAAAATGATGATTTTGGTTTCAAAACTTTTGTCTATGAAGGCTCAAATTATGACGAAGAGCATGAAAGAGAAGAGGCTTGGAAAAAAGAAAACCCATAAAGGAGAATTAAAATGAATTTATTTTTGAAATGGTGGCTACTCATCACACTCACACTCACAGGTTTAGGTGTTGCAACCTATTTTAACTTTTTGAATTTCATGTATGTGCATGACTTTACAAAACTCTCTGTTGCAATTCTAAGTATATTCGCCGCCACCAGTGTTGTGATTGGATATAAATTATGGAAAAGTTCAGTTAAAGGAGACGAAAAATATACTTATGATCGGGAATGGTTTGTGAGTGAAATGGTAATTACTTTAGGCATGATTGGAACTGTTATCGGATTTATTTACATGCTGTACTCAGTTTTTTCAAATTTAAATATCAACGATACTTATGCCATTCAGGAAAGTTTAACACAAATGGCAAGCGGTATGGGTACAGCATTGCTTACAACATTGGTTGGGTTAGTAAGTAGTGTTCTTATTAAAAGTCAACTGGTAATGGTGGAATCATATGTTAAAGTACAGTAGTAATCTTGCATTTATTGATCTTCTTTTCAACTTAATTTTGGGATTTGCATTCCTTTTCATCGTTGCATTTCTTCTAATTAATGATCCAACGGAAACAGCAGACATTGAAGCAAACGTTGAATACATGATCACAATGAGTTGGGAAGGAGAAAAAGATATTGATTTAGACCTATGGATTGAAGGCCCAAGTGGTCTTGTAGGTTTTCGGGATCCCTCACAAGGATTCATGAACCTTGACCGAGATGATTTAGGACATCGTACGGATACAATTTATGCGGGCACGGATAAGATGGAAGTTGTTCATATCAATCAAGAGATTATCAACATTCGTGGTTACCAAGCTGGTGAATATGTAATCAATGGACATTATTTCTTTACAAAGGAACCAAAAGAAAAGAGGCGGACAGTTGCCGAAGTTAAAGTGATTAAGTTGAATCCTTTTGAAGAAGTTTGGCAAGGAACAAAAGAGTTTGAATTTCGTGGACAAGAACTTACCTTTGTTCGCTTTGACATGACACCTGAAGGACGTTATACAAACATGCATGATTTGCAAAAGCATCTTGTAATGAAACCTGATGGTACTGGACCTGGCACAGGTTGGGTAACTTTACCAAATGATTCAAATCGTAATACAAGAGGCTCTGGACCATCCGGTGCCGTTACGCAACAAATGCAAATTAATAGTGATCCAGTTTATGGAGGCATAGGAGGACCATGACTTACTTAATTATTTTAGCGATATTTTTAGTTTCATTATTTTTGTGGCTGATGATTGATGTGCGTAAAAGTGCCCACATGCTGTACATCATTCCTCTAACAATTTTGTTCACTGGTGGAAGTTACTTCTACATTGATTCATTGTTTGGGTATCCAACTTCATTAACAAATGAAAAGAAGTTCATGCTTGTTTCTTATATACCAGATGAAACAGGTGATAATATTTTCATGTGGGTAATGCTTGAAGGTGATGCAAAACCTAAGGCAATTCAAATACCATATTCACAAGAGAAACATAAGGCTCTTGCTGCCGCTACTGAAGGTATGAAAAAAGGTCGCCAATTTGTTGGTGAGTTTGATCCTGAACTTTCGGGTGAAGAAAATGAGGGACAAGAAGGTGATCCAGGAACGAACAGTGAACAACATGCAGGTGGCACAATCAAATCAAAAGGTGGTGGTTTTGCTCTACTTGAACTTGATGTAGAAGCCACACTTCCGAAAAAAGCAGGCCATGAAGAATACGAAGATTGAGCCAATTGAAGTTTCAAACGAAGTACCTGTTGAATTCATCGAAGAAGGTGCGGAAAGAAAACTTCAAAAAGTTGAAAAGTACAACGCAATTACACCATACGAGGGTGCAACGTCCTCGGATGAAGATTTTGAATTTGCTCAAGATACAATCAAAGAGACAATTTTAAAATCAAACGAAGTTTTACAGGAACTAGGTCAAGCTGCCATTCTCAATGAGAATGGCAAACTCTATGAATCATATTCTCAACTGATGAAAAATATCATCGATGGTTCATCTGCTCTACTTGATCTACATGTAAAACAAAAGAAAGTAAAAGAAATAAAAGAGAAGCTCGAGCCTTCTCAAACCAACACTCAAATAAATAATATAGTTGTTGGTTCAACAAAAGATCTTCTTGACATGATTGAAAACAAGATAAAAGATTAAAGACCTGCCTTTCGTATTGTTTTTGTTAGCAAAGTATAAATAGAATAAGTACAACATTTTCTTTCATCATACAATACAAAAAGAATTATGGCCGACACCATTTCTAAAATACTCATTAAAAGTTCTTTAGTAACTGATACTCCCTCCGCAAGTGACCTTGAACGAGCAGAACTAGCTTATTCATACTCATCAAATCGTCTATTCATTGGACATCCAGATGGCAATCAATCACCAATGGTGATTGGTGGTACAAAATTCCTTGAACTATTTGAAACTATTCTTGATGATGATGGCACAATCAACTCTGGTCAAGTATTATCAAACAGAGTAATTGTTGCTGGTGAAGATCGTGATCTTGATTTTCTGGATATTGGTGTATTAAAAGTTGCTGGTAGAGAACTCGCCACAAGATTTATTGATAAAGTAACCACATCAAATGCATTTAGTGATGTTAGCCATACACAATTGGCAACAGCACAAGCAACAAAAGAATATGTCGATCAAAGAACAGAAAGATTTTTACTTAACTTTGACGAAGAATCGATACAAGAAGCACAAATTCTAATTGCTGATGCGAACAATCGTTTTGAAAATCGAACGATTACTGGTGATGTTATTCTAAGTTCTGATGGTTTTACAAAAATTCGTGATGGTATCATTAAGAATGAAATGCTCAAGAATGCATCGATTCTTGTTGGTACTCAAGAAGTTAAACTTGGTGGTAGAATTATCATCAACATGAATGAAGATACCTCTGGTATTCTTCGTGTACATCGTGGTGGTATTGGTCGGTCACACCTCGAGAAACATCAAGTTGTTTTAGGTAATGAACTTGAAGCAGTACAAACATCAAGCAATTTTATATTTGATACAATTGAAAATAAGTTGTACATCAATGAAAGAGCAGAGATCACTCGACATCTTTCAATTGGCGAATCTCTTGAAGTTGCAGATAGTTTCTTTGCTACTGCAGATTCAATTCGTTTTCACGATTATTTTAAAGTTGATCATACAGATAAATCTGTCAACATCGATGCTGATAATTTATCTATTGATGCCGATATTGATCTCACAAGTAATTTAATTGTTGCGCATACAAACACATTTGATTTGTTTGCGAAATCAACAAATCTTTATGGTGATTCTCTTTACATCTCGGCAAATACTGTTACTGTCAGTAAAGCACATACAACATTTGACGGTGAAGTTATTGTTAATGGTAAGAGTACGGTCAATGGTGATACAATTGTCAATGGTAAATCAACAATCAACGGCGATAGTACAATCAATGGTGATGTACAAGTTAACAGTGATAATGTAAATATCTCCTCTTCAACAGTTACTGTAGTTGATGGTGTAGTTACATTTAACAATGATGTTGATTATAATGGTGATACAATCACTGTATCAAGTGGAACAGTTACAACTGTCTATGGTGATGTTGATATTCAAAATCAATTAATATCATTCAATACTTTACAGTATGAAGTTGATGGTACAAGAATTGATTTTAATAGTATTGACTTTGAAATCTCAAACGGTACCCATACAACGATTCAAGGTGATAGTACAATCAATGGTAAAACGAATTTTACTGGTGATATTCTTATTGAATCGAATAATGTTGAATATAGTCTTGGTACACTCACAAAATTTGTTGGTCCAGCAATCTTCAATAATGATATTTCTATCGTCAATGATCTAATATCGATCGATGCAAATGAATTTGAGGTCTCATCGAATACAAGATCAGTGTTCAATGGTATAACGATCTTTAATAATGTTTCTCAACTGAATGGTGAGTTGTTTGAAATCAGTCCATTCACAGAAACAATCTACAAAGGTACTGTTGAATTTCAAAACCTAACAACTTTCAATGCAGACTCAACATTCAATGAAGGTATCTATGTCAATAGCAATTTATACCTATCTGCAGATACAAATCTAAGTAGTGATGCAACTTCACAGTTCCGTGGTGAGACAACTTTTGACAATAAGGTTTCCATCAATGATGAGCTTACAGTCACAGCGCCTTCAGTTTTCAACAACATTGTTGAAATCAATGATGCAACCACAATCAATGCACCAACGGTTATCAATGACATAACAACAATCAATGATGCGACCACCATCAATGCACCACTTCGTGTAAATGATAATGTCAGCATTCGTGAATCACTCACCATTGAGAAAGATTTGATTGTTGAACGTGACCTATTCGTTCAAGGAAACACCGTCCAGATTGACGTACAAACGATGGTTGTTGAAGATAACATCATCGTAGTTGGAAAGAACAATGAAGCCGATGCTGTTGATTTGGGATTTGCTGCAAAGTACAAGTATGAAGGTGTTGATGCATATGCTGGTATTTTCCGTGATGCCGCAGATAAGAAATTCCATCTCTTTCGAAAATATGATGCCGAACCTGGTATCACAATGGGCAACTATGAACTTGCCACTTTAGTTGGTGACTTTGAAGCAAATCAGGTATTGATTGAATCTGGAACGATCAGTGATGTAACAATGCATCGTCCAGAAATCCACAAGGCAACATTGATTGATGCCAAGTTAGAAGGTACAGTCATTCATAATTTGTCAGCAACTGCGGCATCAATTGATCATTCAACCGCTAATGATGTTTACATCAAGAACAGTGTTCTTCAATATTCTGATGTAAAACATTCAGAGTTAGATACCATCACATCAGTAAACTTTACAGGTACAGATACCTATTTGACTGATGGCTGGGTGAAGAACTTTGACATCTATGATTCAAGAGCAAACAATTTCACTGCCACCAATGTTTACATAACAACTGGTACAATTGATGATTTTGATGTTGATGATATTCGTGTTACCAATTTTGATTTAAAGCATGGTGATATTTTCAATGTTGATATTGATAATGTAAGAGCAAACAATCTCACCGCAACAAACGTATATCTGTTTGATGGTACTCAGTACAACTTTGAAATTGAGAAAACCATTTCAAAGAACTTTACCGGTACTGATACATTTTTGACAAAAGGTACAATTGAAGATTTCGAACTTACAGATATTCGTGTCCAGGATTTCGATCTCAAGAATGGTAAAATTTGGAATGTTGAAATTGAAAAGATTTCATCCGCAAATGATGTCACAGTCACCAACTTTGATTTAAAGCATGGTGATATTCAAGATGTTGATGTTGAAGATATGCGAGCCAATAATGTTGTATCAACAAATACACATTCAACATTTGGTCATATTGAAACATTTACTGCCAATAATATCACAACAACCAACTTTGATTCGAGACAGGGATATCTACAGGATATTGATGTTGAGGATATGAGAGCAAATGATGTTGTTGCAACAAACTTGAATCTGGATCATGTTGTAGCAAACGATGTGACCACAACAAACTTTGATTCAAGACATGGCTATCTTCAGGATATTGATGTTGTTGATATGCGGGCGGAAGAGGTCAAGGCAAAGTTTGTCGAATTAGATCAAGTCACTGCAAATGGCGTGACAACCACCAACTACAAATCATATCACGGTTATCTTGAAGACACCGATGTTGAAGATATGAGAGCAAATGGTGTTGTTGCTACGAATTTAGATTTAGACCATGTTGTAGCCAATGATGTAACAACAACCAATTTTGATTCAAGACATGGCTATCTACAGGATATTGATGTTGAGGATATTCGTGCAAACAATGTAGTTTCGACAAATGTACATTCAACCTTTGGACATTTAGAAACATATACACAAAACAACATTACAACAACCAACTTTGATTCGAGACAGGGATATCTACAGGATATTGATGTTGAGGATATGAGAGCCAACAATGTTGTTAGCACAAACACACACTCAACATTTGGTCATTTAGAAGATTTCACTGCAAACAATATCACAATCACAAACTTCAAACTTCAATATGGTACAATTGAAGATTATTCAATTGAAGATGTCCGTGCAAACAATGTTAATACGACAAACTTTGTAACAGCACATGGTGATTTGACTGATATTGATGTTGAGGATATGAGAGCCAATGCTGTGATTTCAACAAATGTTCATTCAACCTTTGGACATCTTGAAACATACACTGCCAATAATATCACAACTACCAACTACAAATCATATTATGGTTATCTTGAAAATACTGATGTTGAAGATATGCGGGCCAACAATGTTGTATCAACGAATACACATTCAACCTTTGGGCATTTAGAAACATTCACTGCAAATGGTATCACAACTACCAACTACAAATCATATCATGGTTATCTCGAAGATACAGATGCAATTGATCTAAGAGCAACAAACGTAGCACTCGACACTGGTACAATTACAAACTTTGATGCTACTCATATTCGAGTAACAAATGATCTTAAAGCAACAAACGTAACACTTGATACTGGTACCTTAACTAACTTTGACATTTATAATTCAAGAGTTTATGAAACACAAATTGTTGACCGTTCAACAGCAAACAATTTAGAATCAAACAATGCAACTTTAACTTTTGCTGAAATCTACGATACAAGATCAGAAAGACTATGGTCAAACAATGCTACTCTTGAAAATGCAGTCATTAAAAGAGCAGAAATTGAAAACATTGAAGGTATCAATTATAGCCTAACTGCTGGTGATATCACAAATTTCGAAATTTATGATTCAAGAGCAAACAATTTCACTGCAACAAATGTATACTTGACCACTGGTACATTTGATGACTTTACAATGCGTGATTCAAGAACAGAAAGAATCACTGCAAATGCAACAACTGGTACCAACTTTGATCTAACAACTGGTACAATTGATAACTTCTTAGTCAAGAATAGTACATTTGAAGCAATTGTCGCAAACAATGTAAATGGTACAAACTATGTTCTTGATACTGTAATTGCAGATAAAGTATTCTTGAACACAGGAACAATTGACCTTTTTGACATTGTTGATTCAAGAACATATAATATCACTGCAAACAATACAACTGGTGAATACTTCTTCTTAACACATGGTACACTGGAAGACTTTACGATTGAAAAGTCTCGAATGAACAACAGTGTTGCCAACAATATGGAAATCAATGATTCGACAATCAACAATGCAACATTGTGGAATGCGAATCTTGCAGGTATCACAATCACCGGTGCGGTTACAACACAATCAAAGTTTGATGATTCAACAGCAAACAATGTAGTTATCAACCAAAGTACATTACAAAATAGTTATATTAAAGATACTAACTTTGATCGTGTTGAAGGATATGATCTAACAGCAACGAATGTATTCTTGTATGATGGTACACTTGAAAACTTTGATATTGAAGCATCAAGAGCCAACAATTTAACTGCTACAAATGTATATCTAACAACTGGTACAATTACTGATTTTGATGTTGATGATATAAGAGTTGAAGCATCAACTGCAAACAATCTAACAGCAACCAATGTATATCTAACAACTGGCACAATTACTGATTTTGATGTTGATGATATAAGAGTTGAAAAGGCTGAAGCAAATAATGTTACGGCGACCAATGTATATTTAATGACCGGTACAATTGAAGATTTTGATGCTGAGAATATACGAGCAAATAATGTTACTGCAACAAATGTATTCTTAACAACTGGCACAATTGACCAGTTTACAGGAACACATCTTCATATTACAGATGATTTCAAAGCAACAAACGTTGTATTAGATACTGGTACATTAACCAACTTTGATATCTACAACTCTCGAGTTTATGATACACAAATTGTTGAAGAATCTTCTGCAAATAACTTAGTATCAAATAACGCTACGTTAACATATGCAGAAATCTTTGACACAAGATCAGAAAGATTGTGGTCAAATAATGCTACACTTGAGAACGCAATAATCAAACGTGCTGAAATTGAGAACATTGAAGGTAAGAATTATAGCTTAACAGATGGTGATTTAACCAATTTTGACATTTATGATTCAAGAGCCAATAACCTCACCGCTACTAACGTCTATCTTGAAACTGGTACGATTGAAGATTTTGATGTTACGAATATTCGTGTTGAAGCATCAACTGCAAATAACTTAACAGCAACCAATGTATATCTAACAACTGGTACAATTGAAGATTTTGATGTTACAAATATTCGTGTTGAAGCATCAACTGCAAACAACTTAACAGCAACGAATGTATATCTTGAAACTGGTACGATTGACAATTTCACAGGTACACATCTTCATATCACAGATGATTTGCAGGCAACCAATGTCACAATGGACACTGGTTCAATGGTCAACTTTGATATTGAAGCATCAAGAGCCAACAATCTAACCGCAACAAATGTATTCTTAACTGATGGTACGATTGATAACTTTGACCTTGAGGCATCAAGAGCCAACAATCTAACCGCTACTAACGTCTATCTTGAAACTGGTACAATTGATAACTTTGACCTTGAGGCATCAAGAGCCAATAACTTCACCGCTACTAACGTCTATCTTGAAACTGGTACAATTGACAATTTCAAAGGTACTCATCTTCACATCACAAATGATCTTAAAGCGACAAATGTTACGCTTGATACTGGTACAATTACCAACTTTGACATTTATAATTCAAGAGTTTATGATACGCAAATTGTTGAAGAGTCCAGCGCAAATAACTTAGTATCAAATAATGCGACCTTAAACTATGCAACATCTGAATATCTCACATCAAACAATGCAACAATCACAAATGCAAAAATTAAGAATGCAGAGATTGAAAACATTGAAGGTATCAATTACGATCTTAAAGCTGGTGATATTGATGACTTTGATATTGAGAATTCAAGAATTGCAAACTCAACATTAAATCTTGTCACTGGTACAAATGTTGATTTAGATGGTGGTTTAATTGAGAACTATGAAATCAATGATAGCTTTGGTAATAATGTTACGCTTAATTTCTCAACATTAAATGATGCACAACTGAATAGACCAACTCTTGATCATGCAACACTGACCGGCGTAACAATTGCTGGAGCGGTTGCAACAGAATCAAAGTTTGATAATTCAACCGCAAACACTGTAGTTATTAATGATAGTGAAATTTATACTACATTAATTGAAAACTCAAATGTTGAAAACATCACTGGTAATAATGTATACTTAACCGGCGGTACTCTTGATAACTTTAAGATTTATCGTTCAACAATCTATGATTCACAGATTGTTCAGAATTCAGAAGCAGAATATCTAACATCAAACAATGCACAATTAAATGATGCCACTATTCTCAATGCAACTGCTGAGAATCTAACATCAAACAATGCAACAATCACTTATGCACAAGCGCATTATCTAACATCAAATAATGCCACTTTACATCGAGCTGATATTTTTGATACTGAAGGTATAAGAGTTGATTTAACAACAGGTACAATTGATGATTATGATATCATTGATTCACGAATGGACCGAATGCAGGCAAACAATGTTGCCTTGAACAAAGGTTCCATGGCTGACTATGATATTGATGGTTCAAGATTGCGACAAGTCACAGGTAATAATGTAGATTTGACAATTGGTACAATTGATGATTATACTATTAAGCAATCAAACATTGAAGATACTAGCGGTGTACGAGTTAATCTAACAACTGGTATAATTGATCAGTATACCATTAAAGATTCTGATTTAAACAATGTTAATGGTACAAGTGTAGATTTAACAACTGGTACAATTGATGATTATACTATTCAAAATTCAGACCTTGATACTATTAATGGTGTAAGAGTTGACCTTACTACTGGTAAGATTGAACATTATGCAATTGCCAATTCAAATTTAAATCTTGTTACCGGTACAAATGTTGATTTAACTTCTGGTGAAATTAAGACATATCACATTGAAGGATCAACTGCAAACAATCTCACTGCTACGAATGTATATCTTCAGACTGGTACAGCAGATGATATTGATATTACCAACTCAACTCTTGATAGTGTTGAGGGTACAAGAGTTGATCTAACAACAGGTAAGATTGAACAATATGCAATTGCTAATACAAGCCTGAATCTTGTCACTGGTACAAATGTTGATTTAACTTCTGGTGAAATCAAAACATATCACATTGAAGGATCAACCGCAAATAACTTAACAGCAACCAATGTATATCTAACAACTGGTACACTTGATACGTTTGATGGTGTACGAGTTGATTTGACCACTGGTGAGATTGAACAATATGCAATTGCTAATTCAAGTCTCAATCTTGTCACTGGTACAAATGTTAATTTAACAACTGGTATTATTGATGATTATACAATCAAGCAATCAGATATTGAAGACATTGATGGTGTAAGAGTTGATTTAACAACTGGTACAATTACAACATATCATGTTGAAGGTTCGACAGCAAATAATCTAACAGCAACCAATGTATATCTAACAACTGGTACTGCTGGTGATTTCACTGTTAGTTCTTCAAAGATTGTTGACACAACAGTTGACGGAACATTTGTTCCTGCTGATGATAGTGTAGACCTTGGTGCAAATGCCTCACGATTCCAAGATGCATACATTTCAAATGAGTTGAATCTTGGTCTTGCTGTAATGCGAATCAATGAAGATGGTCATATTGATTTTGTCAATCAAGCTGGTGAGAATGTAAGACTTGCTGACTATGCGATGAAAGAAGATGCTGCTACAGCAGTTGTTACAGAAACAGCCATTGTTGGTAGCACTTTCTCGGGTAATGTTGTTGCAAACACCATCACAGTTCATGCCGGATCTATTGCGAATGTTGAAATTCGAAATGCAGACATTTATGGTTCAAGAGTATATGAAACACAATTGATCAATGAGATTACTGCAAATAATGTATTCTCTGATAATGCAGAAATTGAAGATGCTTTAGTCACTCGAGCAACCATTCTTAATGCAACAGCAAATAACTTAACTTCGAATAATGCAACAATCAGAAATGCAGATATTACAGATGCAACGGCATTACGCTTTACCGCAAATAGTTCATCGTTTGGTCAAGTTGAAATCTGGGATTCAAAGATTTATACATCTCAGATTATCGAATCACAAATCATTCAAGAATCAACTGCTGATCAATTAACATCAAATTATGCTACCATTAATGATGCGACAATTGATAAAGCAACTATTACTGATGCCACAGCAGAAAGATTAACTTCCAATAACGCTACCTTAAATGATGTTACTATTGAAGAAGGCACTGCAACTGATTTGTTGCTCAACAATGCAACACTTGAAGCCGCAACTGCAAATAATCTAGTCCTCACTGGTCCCACAACAATTAGTGGTCATTTATTACCAACTGCAAATGGTGTGTATGATTTAGGTTCTATTGAGAATCCATTCAGACATATGTTCTTGTCTGGCAGCACACTCTATGTTGGCGGTGTACCAATTACAATGGGTGGTGACGGCTTTAAGTTTGGTGCTGACCTTGCTGATTATTCAAAGTCAAGCGAACAAGCAGCACATATTCAAACTGAAACCGCACAGATTAATACATTAACTGCAAATACAGGTACGGTCACAATTCTCAGTGGTGAAACATTAACCTATACAGGACTTAGCACACTCACTGAAATTGATTCAGAAACTGCAGAAATTACTGACTTAACAGTTGGACAAATTGAAGGTAATTATGCCAATGTTGATACCTTAGTTGTTACTACAGATACAACTTTAGATGGTACTACAACAATTGGTAATGCTGATATTCAAATTGGTGATGTTGATACACTGACTGCAAGAAAACTAACTGTTACTGAAGATGCAACAGTTGCCAATTCCGTCACAATTGACGGCTTCACCATGTGGAAAGATGGTGAAGGTCATTTGAAGTTAAGTAACCGTCTTGCTGATTACTACCTCAAGACAGATGATACAACCGGTGAACTTGTACGGACAAATCGACTTATTGCTAACAATGCCTTTATTGATGTTCTTGATGCAAATACTGGTTCAGTTGATGAACTTGATTCAGTTGATTTAAAGGTAGCTAATTCAATCACATTGAATAACTTTGGAATGGCAATCGATGAAAATGGCCATCTGAAGTTTACACATCGTCTAGCAGATTATTATCTCAAGACTGATGATACTAGTGGTGAGAAAGTTACTACAAATAATCTGTTTGCACAGAACACATTCGTTAACTTTATTGATGCCAATACTGCTGAGATTGATGAGCTTGAAGTAGTTAATATTCATGCAACAAATGATGTATCTGCTGCCAATTCCGTTTCAGTTAACGGCTTCACAATGTGGAGAGATGGTGATGGTTATTTGAAGTTAAGTGATCGTTTAGCAGACTACTATTTGAAAACTGATGATACAACCGGTGAACTTGTACGGACAAATCGACTTATTGCTAACAATGCCTTTATTGATGTCATTGATGCAAACAGTGGTACAATTGATGTATTAACAGTTGAAAACATCACAGTCAAAGATGGTACAATTGATGATGTGACCTTTAACAATGTCAATGTTAATGGTGGTACAGTTGAATTTATAAACCTGAAGAATTCAACTTTAGTTGATGTTGAAGGTAATCTAAATGAACCAGACATTGCTGATCCTGTAATTACTGGTGGTACTTGGACTGATGCAACAACAACGAATACAACACTTGACGGACAGATTGTATTTAATGCTCCATTACTTGCTGGTACAGATATTGACTTAGGTACAAATACTCAGCGATTCCGTGACCTATATCTTGCAAATGCAATCTCTGTACAAAACGCAACACATGGTGCGTATATCAGCCTTGATGCAAATGGTCATATCAAGTTCAATGTAAGACTGGCAGATTATTATCTCAAAACAGATGATACCAGTTCAGAGAAAGTTGAGAGTACACTAGGTATCTTTGAAACTGCAAATGCAGATACAGTTAATGCAACCACAGTCAATGTTGATGACCTATTTGCTGATGAAGCAGATGTCAATATTCTTGCTGCAACAAATGCAATTATCACAAGTGGAACAATTACAACACTTGGTACAACTGATATTACCTCAACAGATATCAAAACAAATGATATTCTTGTTACTAATGGTGTCTTTGTTGGTGGTGAAACAAAAGCCGACTCCGCACTAATTACAGTTGATGAGAATGGACATATTAAGTTCAATGTTCGATTGGCAGATTATTATCTCAAGACAGATGATACGAGTGGTGAAAAGGTCACTACTTCAAATCTGTATGCTGGTAATACATTCACTGATGTCATTGATGCAAACACTGGTACAATTGATCAATTGGAAGGTACAGACCTTGATTATGATAATGCAGTTATTGATACTGCAAACGTCACAAGATCAACGATTACCACTTTACATTCAACTACTGGTACAATTACTAATATTGATGGTACTACTGCTGACTATACTCAAGGTAAGTTTGGTTCACTTGATGTTACTGGTATCGCAGACATCAATACTATTCAGGCAACTGATGGAACAATCACAACTGTCAATGGTACAACAGCAAACTATCTGAATGTAAATGCTACTGAAGAATTGTTTGCAGCAAACGCAACCATTCTTGCTGGTGGTATTTCAAATGTTCGAATTGACAATGCAGACATTTATAATTCACGAATCTATGAAACTCAAATTACAACAAACTCAACTGCTGAGAATTTAGTTTCAAATACTGCCACACTACATGATGCCACTGCATACAACTTAACAAGTGAAAATGCAACCATTAATAATGCTGTAACAAACAACCTGACTTCAAATAATGCAACTCTTGAGAATGCAACCATTAAGAAGTCGGTGATTGAAAATTCAGAAATTCGTGTATCAAAGATTATTGAATCAGAGATTGTACAAGAATCAACTGCTGATCAATTAACATCAAATTATGCAACCATTAATGATGCGACAATTGAACGTGCAACAATCAATGATACAACTGCTAATCGAATTACTTCAAACAATGCCACACTCAATGTTGTTACAATTAAAGGTGGTACAACTGACGGATTACAAAGCACAAATGAAACTCTGACTGATGTCAAAACAATCAATCTAACAACAGAAGGTACGTTTGTTCCATCTGTTGATGATACACAAGATATTGGTTCAACTACAGAAAGATATCATGATGCTTATCTATCAAATGAGTTGAACATTGATGGCGTGCGAATGCGAATTGTCAGTGGCGAAATTGACTTTGTTGATACTGATGGCAATAATGTAAAACTTGCAGACTATAACATGGCATCTGAAACTGGTGCAACCATCACCAGTAACGAAGCAAACTTGAACTTGATTGTTAACAATGAACTAACCGCAAACATTGCTGATGTTGTAGTGCTTGAAGCAGAAGATGCTACCATTGATGAACTCATGATTACGACACAATTCACCTCGCCAGAGAATCAATTAGTTAATGCAACAGTCACTGGTACAGCAACAATCAATGATGAAGTTGTTACCACTTCTACTGTAGGTACTGCAGACATCACAACACTGACGGCAACGAATGTTACCATCACAACTGAAACAGTTGGTACATCAAACATCACAACCGCACAAGTTGATCAACTTGATGCAAACACTGCCGTTCTGATTGACCTTGAAGGTACAACTGGTCGCTATGATACTTTCACTGCTGGTGTATTGACGGCAACAACTGCAACAGTCACCGATAGTTTCACATCATCATTGAATACAACACTTCTTGGTGACACAACAATTGCAGATGCAACAATCACTGAAGAAACTGTCACAACATCAACAATCACCGATGCAACAGTTACCAACACCTTAACTGTAAATCGTTCATTTACTGCCACAGCAAATGTTACGGATCTATTTGTTGAAAATAATATCGAAGCGCCAAGCGGAGCAATTAAAACTCTTGGTGTTCAAAATGGACAAATTGATAATCTAACAGCAACAAACGTTCAATTTGCAAGAAAGATTAGTCTTGAAACTGTCGACATTTCATTGAACAATGATAATCAAATTGTCTTCAGCGCAAATGTTGACCATCTGAATGTTACCAATTTAACAACAACTGATGAGCTAACAGTTCATAACACTCTTGTTGCTTCAGACATCGCAGAGTTTGTAGGTCAAACAACAATGAATGATGTTGCAATCAATGGAACATTCACTGCAAATACGATTGATGTTACGACTTCAGCATTGCTTGAGAACGCAACTGTTACGGATACACTGACTGCAATGAATACTGTCCGGTTTGGACAAGCAATTTCATTGAACTCTGCAATCATGTCAGTTGATGCAAATGGTGAAATCAAGTTTAATGTTCCTCTTGCAGATTATGCAAAAGAACATGGTGAAGGATTCCATGCTGGAGATTTGGAAGGTGATGTCTTCCGTGCAAACACTGCAACAATTGTTGATGCAGAAATTGAGAATCTAACAACAAACAACACAACGCTGAACTTTGCAACTATCAACGGTGGCGTCATCACAGGATCAGTCCTGAATGGTGTAACACTTGCTGGTGGTGCTGGTATGATTGATGGCTTTGAGTATTTCAATTCTGTGATGGCAAACACTGTCGCATCGAATACTCATATGACAGAAGGTACCATCGATGATTTCGAAATGACGAATTCATTGATTCTTGATTCAACAATGAATGATTCTTCTGCGAACAATCTAACAATCACTTATAGTGAACTCAAAGAATCACTGCTTGAAAATGTAAGAATCACAGGACATTTAATTCCAACTGCAAATGTCACTTATGATTTAGGTACACCAGATTTGAGATTTAGAGATTTATATCTCAGTGGATCAACAATCAACATTGGTAGTGCTGCAATCTCAATGAATGAAGAAGAGGGTACACTTGAAACAGACAAGTTCCGTGTTGAAGATCAAGTTGCAAACAGTTCAACATTAAATTACCTTGACAGTTATCAGGCAACAATCAATCAATTAACTGTCAACAACTTCGTCACCAATGATTCAACAACATTGAACATTGCACAAATCAACAAGCTGCAAAGTACATCTGTTGATTTGACTGAAGTACAAGTCAATGAGCTTGATGCAAACACTGCACGATTGATTGATGCAAACATTGGTACAGCACAAGTTAATGCTCTGAACGCAAACACTGTTGACTTACTTGACGGTACAATTCGAAGCATTGAAATATATGATTCTTATTCTGACAACTTGCTGGCAGAAAATAGTACACTTGAAAGAGGTACTATTGAAGATATGACCATCGGTAATACAACTGTCAAGTTCATCACAGGTACAGATGTTGACTTGACAAGAGGTACGATTGATGATTATACAATCAAGAATTCTCAGATACAGGATACAACTGCAACTAATCTTGATATTTCTGGCAGTGAATTTACAAATGTTGAAATCTACGATGGTTATTCAAACAATCTAACCGCAGAGAATTCAACATTAGTTACTGGTTCAATTCATCGTTTTAATATCACTGATACAACTGCACAAAGAATCACTGGTACAGATTTCAATCTAACAAATGGTTCTCTTGACAACTTTGATATTCGAAACTCAAGAGTTTACGATACACAAATTGTTGAAGAAACAAGTGCAAACTATTTGGTATCAAACAATGCCACATTGCATGTTGCCACAATTCATGATAGCACAACATACAATGCTGTCATACACAATGCCGAGGCATATAATTTAACATCAAATAATGCCACATTGAATCAAGCAACAATTCTTGATTCAACAATTCGAAATGCACAGATTTATAATTCAACAATTCATGAATCTCAAATTGTTAGTGAATCACATGCTGATGAATTAACATCAAATAATGCCACATTGCATGTTGCCACAATCTATGATAGTACAACTCATCGAGCTACAATTCATGATGCACATGCAAACAACTTGACTTCTGATCATGCAACATTAGAAGATGCTTCACTCGCCAACTCATTCATCACAACTTCAACCTTAGATGGTGTAATTCTCAAGAATTCATCAATGCAAGGAATGTCTGTTGATTGGGTAACCATTGGACATGCATCAATTGATGATTCATGGGCAAACACAATGGAGATCCGTGAGAGTTTCTTTGAGAACAATGATTTTGAAGATTCAAGAACAGCCAATTCAACAATCAAACTTTCAACAATCAATGATTCAGTAGTCAATGATTCGGATGCACATCGCTTGAAAGTTTATGACAGTGACCTATTTGATATTCGTGTGACAAATGGTACATTTACAATTGTCAATACAGAAGATTTAACTGCAAATGATGTGACATTGACAAACGGTACTTTAGATCGTTTCACAACAACCAATGTTGATTTAACAACTGGTACAATTGATGATTATAATATCATCAATTCAAGAATCTATGATACACATGCAAATAATTTAATCGTTGATGTAACAACAATTAAAGATGCAACAATCACTGATGCTAATATTGCTACTGCGGATGTTGATACACTTTATGTTGATACAACATTTGGTCAAATTGGAACAATTCTGAATCTAACATCGAATTTTGTTTCAACAACTGATGCATTAATTACGAGTGCAGATATTACTGGAGCAAATGTTAATACTGCAAATATTGATTTTGCAACTGTTGATTATGCAAACATTATTGATACAGATATTACAGAAGCTGAAGTTGAACTACTTACTGTAAATAATGCATTCATTACAACAGGTAGCTCAACCTGGCATGATATTGTGAACTTAGATGCACTCAATGGAACAATAAGAGATTTAACAGTCAATCAAACGGCGACAATTACAAAAGAAATTGTTACCGAATCAGATATCAATACTGGTAAAATTGTTAATGCCACATTGACAACTGCGGATATTGGTGATGCAGAAATTGCCAATACTGAAATTGGTTATGCAAATGTTGGTAAATTAGTTGTTGCTCAAACAGAAATGCAAGATGTTGTTGCTGAAACACTTACCGCAAATCGTCTTGACATTAATGTTTCATCTTATTTGAAGCAAGCAGAAATTAATACATTGACCTCAACAACAATGTCTGCTTCAAATAAAGTTTTGGCACCTACAATTAAAGCAACTTTACTTGCCGATCTATTTGAAGCAGAGATTGAAAAAGAAACTGTTACCGAATCCTGGATTACAACGGCACATATTACAACTGGTTATGTTGATGATTTACATTTTACATCCGCAAGTCCAGATGTCCTTACAGCAAATACAATTCATGTAAAAGATCTGGCAAGTGCAAATGCAGTTCTATCAACTGCTACAATCACCAACTCAGGATTTAGTGATGGCTTGATTCAGAACACCGAAATTCGTTTCTCTGATTTCAAGTATGGTGAAATTGTTGATTCAAATATCACAGGTGGCACAGCAAACGGACTCAATCTTACCACATCTGTTCTGGATGATATCACTGTTCTTTCTGGTAATATTTTCAATGTTGTCATTGATGGTGCAATCATTAAGGAAGCAGTATTTGATGGAGGTATGGGACAAATTCGCAACTATGAGATCTATGATTCATATGCGAATTCATTTGTCATGGATGATTCAATTCTCAACCGACCAATTCTGAATGCTCCTGTCATCAATGGTGCGCAACTTCAAGGTGCCTTCGGTAGATTTGTTGATTTCGAATTCTGGGAATCAAAAGCAAACAATCTATTCCTGCGTGATTCAACAGTCAATACATCATTGATTGAAGATTCAACCGCAGAGAATTTGACAATTGCAAACAGTACAATCACATCGACTTCAACGATCAATGGTGCATCACTGAACGATGTGTTAATTGAGAAAGCTACCGCAAATGATGTTCAGCTTTCTAATGCTACAATTTCTGATTCAACGTTTGAAGATATTGTTCTGAATAATGTAAGAATTACCGGTTTTTTAATTAATGATGCTGTGACATCAAGTGGCGGTGAATTGTCTAGTGGTGACGGTTCTGCCAACTCTGGCAACGCAGGATTCTTAGATGGTGAATACTTTGGTGAGGGTGGACTTCTGCTTGGAATTCGCTTGCATGATGCGACCGCAAATGACCTAATAGTCAACACCGGTACGATGCATGATGTGTTGATGCAGAATTCAACCATTCGTGATTCTGTTGCAAACAATATGACCTTCAACTCTGGTACATTGTATGATTTTGACATCTACAATTCCAGAATTCATGAGACACAAATTGTTCAAGATTCAACTGCTGAAAACTTGATTTCAAACAATGCAATCTTGAAGAATGCAACTGCCGAAAGTTTGACCAGTGCAAATGCAACCATCACCACTGCAACGATCACAAATGCAATTGCGACCAATCTACAATCAACGAATGCAACAATCAGTTCAGCAACCATTCTGAATTCAACTGCAAACAATCTGTCATCTGCAAACGCAACATTGACAGATGCCGATATTGTAGATTCTGCAGCAAACAATTTATTTGTTGAAAATTCAACAATCATGTTGTCAACACTTGATACTGTTCAAATTAATGGTTCAAGTGCAAACAATTTAACTGTCAACAATTCATTCATTACAAACACTTCAATTGTTGATAGTACTGCTGAAAGATTGAATAGCAACAATAGTGTAGTTGCTAATTCGACAATTACGAATTCATCACTTGAACAAGTAGCAATCACGAATTCAGACTTTACTGGAAACATTCTGACTGGATCACAAATCAATGGCACTACAATCATTGGTGGTTCGGCACAAGGTGTTGCAATTTCTGGATCAACTGCTACGAATCTAAGTGCAGCACAATCAATTCTTACGAATTCACAGATTCGAAATTCAACTGCAAATAATCTGACATCAAATGATGGTACATTCAATCGTCCATTTGTTGATTCAGCCACAGTTGAAAATGCAACCGTTGCGAATTCAACATTCACAAACATCACGATTACAGATAGTAATCTTGGTACACTATCACTTGAAGGTTCAACTGCCAATGATTTGTCAGTCACTTTATCTTCAATTGAAACAAGTGCTATTGCCAATTCAACAATTACAAATACATCTCTTGAGCAAGTTGTTGCTGCAAATTCAGAATTTAAATTAACTACAATTCGCAATTCTGAAATCTATGATACTTATGCAAATAACTTTGTTCTTGATAATTCAATTCTGAATGGCGCAATTCTAAATGGTGTGTTCATCAATGGTGTTGTTCTTTCTGGAAACGGACACTCAGAAGCATCAATCAGTGAATTTGATATTTGGAATTCAAACCTCATCAATGTAACACTCACTGGTGGTACACTTGATAACGTAACATTGACAAACACAAGTGTAGATATTGATCGCCTTGTTGGTACAGAAGTTAATACATGCACAATTGTTGATTCATCAGCAAACAATATCACTGTTGCAAATAGCCATGTTGCTAATTCAACAATGAAAGATGTATCAGTTGAGAATCTAACAATTTATGGTACACTAACAAATCGTGCAACATACATTGATGGTTCATTCCTGAATAGTGATATTCAAGATGGTAATGCAAATAGTTTGACAATCAATGCGTCATCGTTCATCAATGGTACATTGTTCAATAGTGTTGCTAACAGCATGACCTTGCATGATGGTGCATTACATAACTTTGACATTTATAATTCACGCATTCATGAAACACAAATTGTCAATGATTCACAAGCAGAAAATCTTGTATCAAACAATGCAATTCTAAATTATGCAACAGCAACAAATCTACAATCGAACTATGCCACAATCACCAATGCGGCAATCAATAGTGGATATGCTGAAGACTTAACAGTTGAAAGATTGACCGCAAATAGTGTTGACCTTGATAATGCAGAACTTGATCAAGTTCAATTGTCAAATGCCACACTACGGATAATTACTGCAAACAATGTAGTGATGAATGATGTTGCAATTGATGATGCTAATATTAGCAATACAACAATGCAAGATATTACTGCTGACCGAGTTGTCACAAGTAATACAACATTGTTCACAAGTACATTCAATGCTGGTACAATTCTTGGTTCAACAATCAATGCTGCAACTTTAAACAACGCAACAATCAATAGTGCCACTGTTAAAAATGTAAACATTGATCGTGCGAATGTATCTGTTGCCGAATTGCTCAGTGGTAATATTGCAAATGTTTCGATTATCACAAGCTTTGCTCAAAGATTTGATATTACAGATGGTACATTTGAAGGTGAGATTTCAAACACTTCAATCTTCGATAGTGAACTATTCAATGTAGATGCTGATGGATTTACAGCAAACAATTTTGCTCTCACAAACGGCACAATTGATACTGTTACAGCAAACAATGTAATTGCAAATAATGTTGTCGCTACCAACGTTGAACTCACTGGCGGTACATTAAACAACTTCAAACTGAATGAGATTGAAGCAAACAATATCTATCTTGCAAATTCAACATTTGACCATTCAACATTAAATCATGTTGAGATGGAAGGTGTCTATGCAAATAGTGTTGTAATGGATAATGCAATTTTGAACAGTGCATATTTGAATGGTGCAATTATTAATGGTGTTGTATTAACTGGCGATGGTAATTCAGTAATTTCTGAATTTGAAATTTGGAATACAACAGCAAATAATCTAACAATTACCGAATCTGAATATAGTGGTAATGTTGTTCAGTCAATTATTGATGATTCAACTGTACAGAATTCAACTGTTGCAAATACAACACTTACAAATGTTACCTTCTCAAGTGGTACAATTACTGGTGATGTAGTATTTGATAATGTAGACTTTGATATTGGTACGCTTGACAATACTACATTGAACAATTCAACATTGAATACAGCAACCATTCACAATGGAACAATTGAAGGATTGCTGGCAAATACTGTTGAAATGAATGTAGTCAAGATTACTGATTTAACTTCAAATAATTCAACATTAAATACTGCAACAATAAATAACGGTACGCTAAATAACGCTACAATAAATAATTCGGCTATAAATAATTGTATACTTAACGATTCAGTAATTGATTGTGGAACATTCTAATGTATATGCTTCAAGAAGGTATTGATGTATTAAGAGATTATGCGGTATCGGTTGGTAATCCTAAAACTGATATGCCGCAGGAACTTGTCTATCAGGCGATTAAATTATTAAATCGTTTTGAAGATGATGATAAAAGAAAAGAAATTTTAGCAAGTCATTCGATTGCAGTTGCTGCAGACCGTCAAAACAAAAATGTAATTTCTTGTGCTACAATGAGAAAGCCAAGAGAAACGAGAAAGAAAGAAATTTTTACTGCAGCAAATTCTTTAGAATTGATGGACGAATTTGTGTTTGAACTTGGCCATATGTACACACATGAGAATTATCGAAAACAAGGAATATTAAAATATCTTGTGTATCGTTTACTTGGTAACCGTAATAGCCGAGGACAAACAGTTTTTGCAACCGCTAGTCAAGATTATGTAATTAATATGTTATTAAACTATTTTGGTTTTGAAGTTATTGAAAAATATCAATCAGAGAAATCGGAAGTTGCGTTACTTGGTTTAATGTAATGCCATATCCAATTTTTAAAAAAGTTCGTGATGTTCAAAGAAAAGATCGAGAAGAACGGCAAAAAATCACTCCATTAGATCGTAAAGTTGATGATACGCTAAAAAGTGATTCGCAAGTAAATAAAAATTTAAGTGATACGAGAACTTGGTTTCGTGAAAAGATTAATCAAGTTTTGTATCCGTCAGTTCGTGTAATGAATCGAACTGAAAGACCTAAAAGTTATTATGATTCACATACCGACAATCGAATTTCGAAAGGTTCGCAAATAGTACCAGGTTCTTTGTACTGTTGGTTTTATGATCCAAAGTATCGAAGAACTTTGCCATATTACGATGCCTTTCCTGTAGCATTCATATTGAATATGTATAATGATGGATTTCTTGGTATGAATTTACATTACTTGCCTCTTCGAGCAAGGTCTGTTTTACTTACAAGGCTTCTTGATAATATGCTGAAAAAATCATCACGCTCAACTTATCTTGATCTTCAATATAGTACTCTTGCAGGAGCGGCACAATATCGTGAAGTTAAGCCATGTATTCATCGATACTTACTCAAACAAATTCGTGGACAGATGATTGCAATTCCGCCAGATGAATGGATACGAGCAGTCTTTTTACCACTTGAAAGTTTCCAGAAAAAGAATGCTTCTCATGTTTGGAAAGAATCAATTCGGGCATCAAGGAGAATCTAATGGCTGATAGCATGATATCAACTTCTTGGGGACATGCAAGTAAAGATAGTTGGGAAAATAAACATGGCAAAAAGAGGTTTAGTGTTTCAGATTTTATTCGCAAAGTTACTCCGAATTTATATCTTTGTAAATTTTATTATGAAATTTTAGAAACAAATAATCTTGAAGAAGAATTTTTATCAAAATCACCAACACAAAAAGGTTATACTGAAGTTGAAAAATTAAAATTAAGAGATGCTTTCTTTTATTCAAAAGGTATAACATTACCATCAAGAGGATTGAATACAGATCAATATTTGTTTCCAAACGGCTTTCGAATTGAAACACCAACTGGTACAAATTATGGTGATGGAAACGTTGCAATTCCAATGATTGCTGATGACCGTTATGCCTTTTATGATTTCTTTACATTTTGGATGAACAAGATACATTCAAAAGAAACAGGCTTTTTTGGATTTTATGATGATTATATAGCAGACATAGCAATTCGTCAGCTTCGCTCAACAACAGAAGACCGTCGATCAAGAGATGATGATGTTACTGATGGTCTCAACGCTTTTCATGAAGAGATGTCAGCAGGTGCTGGAAACTGGGTATATGGTGTTATTTTAAAAAACGCATTTCCAAAAGCAATAAGTGCCGTAACTTTTGCACATGATGCAAAAGAACAGGTATCATTCGAAGTTAACTTTGCATACGAAGGTATCGATTATATAAGACCATCATAACATTAACTATTTCATGGAGCATATAAATGCCACTACCGAAATTGAATGTGATTACATACACATTGACTTTACCTTCCAACGATAAAGAGATTGTATATAGACCCTTTACAGTTGAAGAAGAACGTATTTTATTAACTGCACAAGAATCAGATGATTCAAAAGATATTCTTCGTGCTATGCGGCAAATCATCAACAATTGTGTTCAGACAGAAATTGATGTAATGGAATTGCCTACCTTTGATATTGAATATTTCTTTTTAAATATTCGTGGTAAATCTACAGGAGAACAAATTGAATTGATGTTGAAACATGATAATGAAACAAACATAAAAGGTGAACACTGTGATCATCGTCAAAAAATAGGAATTGATATCGAACAAATTAAAGTTCATAAAGATCCAAATCATCGAAAAGATTATACGTTAGATGATAATATTTCCGTGTCAATGAAGTATCCGAATATTGAAGCAATCTCTCAGGCAAATGTTTCGAACTTTGAATCATTTGTAAATTTAATTGCCGCTTCAATTGATAAAATTTATGATAAAGAAGAAACTTATGATTCATCTGATCATACAGAAAAAGAATTACTTGAATTTGTTTATAGCATGAATCAAAAACAAATTAGTGAAGTACAACAGTTTTTTGAAACAATGCCTGTTTTAAAACATACTGTAAGTTATACATGTGCAAAATGTAAAGCAAAAGAAACTATTGACATTCAGGGGTTTCAGAATTTTTTTTTATAGCAATGAGTAACGATACATTGGCAAATCATTATAATACAAACTTTGAATTAATGTATCACCATAATATGTCTTTGACTGAATTGAATAGCATGTTACCATATGAAAGAAGCATTTATGTCCAATTACTTAATGGGTATTTGGAAAAACGAAACATGGAAATTAAACAAGCTCAGAATCGATAAGTTATGGCAGAACAAGAAGTAAAAAAATTAAGTGATAGTATTGGTCAGGCATTTACACCGACTGTTGAAAAACTCACCAGTACTATGTCTTCGTTTACTCAACAAATACAAACGGGCTTTATTGGACTATCAAAAAATATTGAAAGGACAAATCAAGTATTAGTTGATAATCCAAAAATACAAAGTAAAAATTTTGAAAACGCATTAAAAAAAGTCCTTCCTGAAAAAACTCAAACCGAAAAAATGTCTGAGCAAACATTGCAGAATCTCAGTCAATTAAATTTAGGGTTTGAGAACTTCAATAAAAATCAAGAATCTTCTGCACCCGCCCGCACACAATCAATCTTTAATCTTAGTGCAAAGCAAATGATGAAGGATACCTTCGGCCAAATGGGCGATAAGGCTAAGTCAATGATAAGTGATAATGCTATGACACGAGGTTTTTCCAACATGAAGAATGCTTGGGCTGCACTCAAAGGAAACCCTGCTGGTGCCGCTGGTGTGCAAGCAGCAATGCCAAAACTTCCTGGAATGATCAATCCCGAACAATCACAATCACAACTTGAAGAAAATCGAGAAAAGATCCAAAGAGAAGAACGAGTTATTACACTGCTTGAGGAAATTCTTGAAGCACTCGGAGGTAGATCTTTTGCACCAGAATCACAAGCTGAAAAAGGCAAATCATTTATGCAAAAGATTGTTGATGGCGTCAAAGACTTCTTCAGCAAAATACCATATCTAAAAGAGATTGCTGCAGGTCTCGCCTCACTTCTAGGCGCAGGAGGCCTGATGGGTCTTCTAAGAAAGCTTCGGGGAAAGAACAAAGGTGACCTTGATATGCCAGATGTTGATGCAGATGGTAAAAGAAAACGAAAAGGACTTGATGGTAGAAAACTTGGTACAAAAGGTCGTGGTAAAGGTGGGTTTGGGCAAGTGCTAAGAAACACGCCTGATATTGACATTGACTATGATGATGACCGCAAAAAATCAAAACGTTCTGGTGGCTTTGGTAGAAAAGCACCAGAAGCACCAAAAAAGAAGGGTTGGTTTGACGGTTTGAAAAATCTATTCAGGTCTACAGATGACATGGATATTGAAGCCAACAAACAATCAAAAAAGGCAGATGTACAAACAAAAAAGATGGGCAAATTTGGTGGTATGTTTGATAGCATCGGCAAGTTTGCAGCCCGTGCAGGTGGTATCTTTGCTGCAGTTTCTGCAGGAGTCGATGCAATGGATGGTGTTGAAAAAGCAGTTGAATGGAATGTTGGTGAAATGTCGGCGGGTATTGGAGGTTTTCTTGGTGGTACTGATATGCTTGAAACGTTTTCAGATCGGCTTGTCAATTCATTCATGAAAGGTGGTGAATTTGCAATGATGGGTGCTGCTATCGGTTCTGTTGTTCCTGTTGTAGGTACACTCGCTGGTGGTATTATTGGTGGTGCAATCGGCGCATTGATGGGCTTCATTGGTGGTGAAGATATTGCAAAGGCAGTGAGTGCAATTGGTGATTGGTTTCTTGAATCATGGGCTTCAGTTTCAAAACTATTTGAAGATGTTTGGACTAATCATATTTCAGAACCACTTGGAGATGCAATTGAATCAGTAAAAGAAACATTCAAAAATTTCCCTGACCTTCCCGACTTTGGTATTCTAGACACGATCAAAGAAAAGTTTTATGCTCTTCGTGATTGGGTGATGGATATGATTGACAAAATACCATCATTTGATGATATTTGGGATTTTGGTAAAGAAACTGTGGACAATGTATCTGAAGCACTTGATATTGATTCAGATGCTGGATTTATTAAAAATGCAGAGAATGCAGCCCGTGCAATGAAAGACGGCTATAAAGATGCAACAGTGGCTGGTGTCAATGCAATCGTTGATGTTGCAGAGCAGGGCAAAAATTATCTTGGCAATATGTTCACTGGTGACCAATCAAATGATGCGAGAATATCTGCAGCCGCTGCCGCTGCACCGATTGTTGCTGCAGCATCTGGAGGAACACAAAAAATTTCTACACCAGCAGTACCACCTCCATCAAAAGAAGTCAAAGAAACAGACGAAGGTGGTGGTCTTTGGGGTGCAATCAAAGGATTGGGAACATCAGCCGTTGATATGGCTAAAACAGCATTATTACCAACAACAACTAAAACAGGAGTTGAAACAACAAGACCGAGCGGTATGCCATCGGAAGCAGGAGAAGTTTCACCACCTCAAACTTCATATCATCAAGGACCTGCAGGACCAAAACGTAAACAAAATGTTGAGCCTCTAACTAATCTAACACCAGCAGAACCAACATATCCCAATCTTGATGCGCCATTCTTTACGCCGGTAGATGCGAAATCACAGGCAAGAGAAGTTATTATTAAGGAAGAATCTTTTGTCCCTGATGCGAGACCAGAAAAAGATTATAGTAAAGTTGATCCAACAACAGGAAAAAAAGGTGCACCTATTTACTGGGACCATGGTCCAAACAAAGGTAAACCAAGATATTTTGTTGGTTATGGATTCAACACAATTAATGGAGTGCCAGTTGAAAAAGGTGATACAATTACAAAAGCTAAAGCCAATGGAATTCTTGATAAATTCATTGTAGATGCAGAAGATAAAATTCGTGCATCAAATCGTGGTGATGCATATGACAATATTAAAAGTCCTGCACGAAAGGCAACTTTACTTTCAATGGCATATCAAGTAGGTACTGGAGGATTTCTTAACTGGAATAATACATGGGGTGCAATTGAAAATGCTGTACGAGATAATAACACTGAAAATTGGGAAACAGTTGCTGCACATGCACTTGATTCATTAGCAGCAAGACAAACAGCAAATCGATTTGGACGTAATGCAGAAATGCTTTCGACTGGTGAGTTTCCTAGTTATTATGGTGCAATCAGTGCAAAGGCTGGATTTTTAGCTACCGCACCAACAATGGTATTTGCTGGTGATTATCCAGACGCAAAGAGCAATCCCGAAATCATTGTGCCAATGAATGCACTTAAAGATCAAATGATGGATGCAACTGAAAGAATTGTTTCAAGAGTATCAAATTCCTATGAAAGAAATAATGCTCTTGTTGCTTTAACAGTTGAAAATCGAATTGCTTCAATGATTCAAAGGTCGGCAGAGAGTGAAGGAAGATTGAAAACTTTAGCAGATAATAATAAAGGGCAGGCTCAGTTAAACATTCCGGTGATTAATAATGTAGTTGATAATCGTCAAACAACACATCACAATCAATCTGTGCTGATGGATCAAACTGCATCAAACCCCCGGAATGTCTTTCGGCTATCTTAGTTCAAGTCAAAACTTTTCGCAATTGCATAGGCAATTTTCTTACCACCAGACCGTGATGGTTCAATAGGTGATACTTCACTGTAATCAGATTCTTGATCACAAATCGTCCTCAAGTCAATCACAGGCAAATCTCTTTTAGCAGCCTCTTCAGTAATCACATCATTAAAGAGTGCTAAAGCGGTCATCGCCTCAATCGGAAGATATCCTGATTTGTGAGTTGGAATCTTATTATAAATCGTACAGACACGAATGTTATATTCATTATAATAAGTGGTCACCGTATCAAGAACATTCGTGTAAAAACCACGAAATTCTTCAGTTATTGATCGAAGCAATGTCAGTGCTTCGTGAACATTGGAAACGGGCGCCATCAAGATTCCAGCAACTCCCAGAGCATCATTACCACCAACACTCAGAACAGCGGCAGCATTGTTTGAATAAGGTTGTGATCGTTCTTCTGTCAATTGACGAACAACATCATGCGTGACATATCCATCAACAGCATCAAGAGCAACATTGACTCCTTTGTCAGCAACTATACTGGCAAGTAAAGAAGAAACGGCATCATACTTAGTTTCAACATACTTGCTGTTATCGAAAATTGAATCTCCAAGCAAATGAATAGTTTCGATTGTCATTATATTCTCACAAGAGGTTTAAAGGAACGGTGAATAAAAATGAAAAAAGCCGCAAGTTCTCATCATCACCTCACATGCTGGTCCCGCATTTTCTAACGACCAGCAATTGGTCGTGCGAGGATGTTTGGTATCAACGAACTTACGGCTCTTTTCTATCGGATACCAGCATGATCAGATCATATCACACTGGTCAAAAAAGTCAAGTACTTTTTTTATAAATTTCCTTTAACGCCATCAATGAAATAGTTCATGGTAAGAAGTTCTGTATCAGAAGGAACAGCACCTTTCTCAACAACAAGTTTACCATCTCTGTCATAAATCGGTCCGGTAAATACTTGATATCGTCCAGTCACAATTTCTTGCTTCTTTTTATTTACAATTTCTTGAACTTTTGGATCTACCATCTTGCCAAATTTTGACAAGTCAACAATTCCTGTATTCATTCCCCACCACTCACTGTCAGAAGTCCACTTATCATCTTGTACTCGCCTTACCAATTCAACATAGTAGCGTCCCCAGTTGAAGATTGGTGCGGTTAGATGTGCTTTTGGTCCATAGAGTGTCATGTCTGAATCATTACCAATGGCGTACAAGCCTCTTTTATTAGCTGCTTGTGTTGCTGCGGCAGAATCGGTTGTAATATGAACAACATCTGCACCATTGTCCATCAAAGTATTTGCTGCAGCACCTTCTTTCGCAGGATCAAACCAAGAGTTTACCCAGATAACATTTACTGTTGCATCAGGATTTACTGAACGAGCGCCAAGAGTGAAGGCATTGATGTGTCGTACAATCTCAGGAATTGGATGAGAACCGATAACTCCAATTTCATCGGTCTTTGTTTGCATACCGGCAACCATTCCAGCAAGATATTTTGCTTGATACATTCTTGCAAAGTAATTGCCCATATTGTCTGCTGTTTTGAAACCGCTACAATGCATGAAAATTACATCAGGAAATTGCTTTGCAACTTCAAGAGTTGGATCCATGAAACCAAAGCTTGTTGTGAAGATCACATTGTATCCTCTTCGTGCAAGATTTCTTAGCACTCTTTGAGAATCAGTTTCAGGCACACTTTCAACATAAGTAGTTTCAATGCCAAGTTTTTCGAGTTCACGCCTTCCAAGGTCATGAGCATAAGTCCATCCACCATCACCAACCGGACCTACATAAACAAAGGCTGCTTTAACTTCTTTAGCATATGTGGTGTTTGAAAAGGCGAAAAGGGAAAGAATCAGTGAGAAGGTCAACAAAAGTTTTTTCATTTTAGCTCCATATTAATAATTACATCCAAGTAGAAAAGGCGTACCAGACACCTTAATCATTACATCAAGAGAACCATTCGCCGAATGGTTATGTTTGCTCATGTAGTGGCTTTCTTCAAGACGGTCACCTACATGTGCTGAACGAAACTTTGAAAAGGAGTTTAATTCATCCTTTGCAAAGTGGGAAAGAAACCATCGTTTTGCTGCTTTTACGTTTGTAAATTCTTCATCAAGAACAGCAAGGTATAGTTCACCATTGCTTAGTTTTACAACGTCATGTGGAGCATTATTGAAAGCTTCCATAGTTCACCTCTTATTTAGTGTGTAGTTTCGAACGAGTTCGAAATAATCATGTCATCCATATCAACAATGATACACTTTCTCCGTGTAGCTTGTTGCTCAGAAAGACCGGCAAGAATTGAATCAATTTTGTAGATCATATTCTTGCCTTTTTCACTTCTTGGGCGATACAGAATTTTGCCTGAAGATAATTCAGTTCTCTGAAGAACAGGATATTCCTGCATCTCTTGCCAAGTAAGTAATCTCATTTATACCTCAAGTTCTGGTTGTGATGCAAATCGGTCAGCCTCAAGTTCTTCAAACTCAGCAATCAACGCCTCATCTTCTTCAGTGAGTTCTGGGTATGCTGAATCAACCCAGGCGTTTAAGATGTCTTGTGAAACGTCTACCATGAGACCTCTTTTTAGTTAAGGGAGAAGGGTGAAACTTCGAACTCAGCAACACGGCTGCGGTTGTATTCAAAGTGGGTTCTCTGCTTGAGTTGCCACTTTTCGAAAACGGGCTTGCCAAATTCGTCTTCGTCTACGGCAACGTAGGCTACGGTCTTCAGGACTTTGCCGTAGCGGAAGCCACTGTCAAGGCAGTGACCGTTGTCTGCGAAGTGCGGGGTTGAAACCCAGATTTTGTGAGGGAGGTCGGCTTTATGCTCGGCACCCCAACCTTCTGTCTCACGATTCTCGGAGTACTCAAAGAGATGACCGTTGTCTTTCTCATCGAAGCGACCAATCACTGAGGAATCACCGGTGTTGAAGTAAGTTGAGGTAGGAGCAAATGCCATGTGAATCTCTCGAAGGAGTTGATAATCGTGATGTGTCTCAATCACTATGATCAGATCTTATCAGACTGGCAGGAAATGTCAAGGGATTTTTTAATTTTTTTTATCGAATGGATTTGGTATAATCATATAGTCTTCGTCAACAACTAAAATTTTATCTTTATGCCACCTTGAATTAAGATGCAGAATTTCAGTCTCTTTGATATAAATATAATAGTTCGCTTCTTTCCAAATTTTTAGGGCGCCAAGTGTTTCCATTAAAGTTACAGCACGTTGACTAATAGGAGAATAACGGAATCCATTTTCATCAGATATTCTTTTGAAAGTTGCATTATCTTCACATTCCTCTTCAGTGATCAAAGGAGACTTTGAAAAATCATTTTCAACTTGTTTATTTTTCCATCTCCATTCTAAAAATAAATCATAAAATTTATCAAATTTTTCGGAAAAAACAGAATCCTCCCAGTCGATTCGTTCACCTTTATCAAGTATACCATAGACGATAGCGTCTTTTATTTTCCATCCATCATCAAATTTTCTAGTGAAATACCATCTTTCACGTTCATTTTTGCACCATTCTGTGCTTTCTCTTTTATTATTTCTTCTTTGTCTATTCTCTATAATTTCGTTTCTCCTAGACTTTTCCACCTCTGCTTGAAACTTGGTAATGAGCAGAGCATTAGGATTTTCTTTTTGAGTTGTAATTGTCATTTTCTTCTCTTTTTAAAATGATTTATAATAAATCTTGATAACCTTGAAAAGCAAACCAAATAAATAATATATGCAAGACTATTACTGAAATAATAACTCGATTCTTATTTTGTCTATCAATATCCTCTCGCATAATTTTTTTATTTTCAGCACGCCACTTTTCTACTCTGCAGTTTTCTTCTATTCTTAGTTCTAATAAACCTTCTATTTCTTGTAGTTTACGCATTATCTTTTCATGTTTGCGGTCCCACTCAAGGCTTGCCTGATACATCTTTTTTCTTTCTTCTTGCTCATACATATCACCCAAAACATCCGCTTTACGGATTATTTCTTGCCTAAGAGTTTCTTCTTTTTGTTTTCTTTTATAGTTTCTGTTTTTTATCTCGTTTTGTTTGAAAACATATCTTCGGAACGCATTGAATACGCTTCGGACATACTGTCCTTCATTTTTTTCTCGGATATCTTTGTTAGCTTCTGATATCCCATGATCCAAGATCATATGCCGCTGCCTTCTTTGTTCTAATTTTCTCGCTTCCCTTTCTCTTTCTTCTTGTGCTTCAAGTACTCGTTGTTTTTCTTCTGGACTCAAAGCATCAAAGTGCATTTGCTGTATTTCTTTTTGATGCCTTTCTTTTTCTTTTTGTTGCCTTTCTTTTTCTTTCTTTAATTTTTTTTCTAATTTATCTTCTCTCTCATTACTTTCTTTTATTACTCTTTTGAGTTTTTCATCACTTTCTTTTGTTACTCTTTCAAATTCGCTCTCAATATTTCCGAATTTATCATTTAGAGAATTTTGGTTTTCAACCTTGGTGCGTTCAAGTTCATATTGAAGAGAGTCTATTTCTGTTCTTGATGCCTGCGTTTGTTCTCTAAGGTTTTGAATAAGTTCTTGGTCGTCTGAGATTCGTCTTTGTTCTTGTTCATACTGTTTTTCATATTTTTCATACAATTTATTTTCTTCAATCTCCTCATCATTCAAACAACCCCGTTGACCGTCAAAGGAAATCACGGCCCTGTATTTTTTATGTGGATTGTGATCATTTTGTGAATAATATATTGTCATACCAAATCTCACTTATATTACAAATGGTGCCAATAACTTTTCCACAGCCTCTCAACTTTCAAATAATTCGAGTCTTTTGCTCATCTCCTTATTTTTTTCGAGAAGAAGCAAAACCATTGTTTGCAATTGCTCAGTGAATACCTGCTCCTTCTTCATCTTCTCATCCATCTCCTCCATTGCATCCTTCCAACCGGCAGTGTAAATCTTGTCGTAGTCAAAATTTTGCTTTGCCATAATCAACATCCAGAAAGACATTGTGCTGAAGGCCGTTGGATATCCAGCCGAATTGCTGGCCGCCCTCACCTTCAGCGAAAGTTTATTTCAAAAGTTCTCGCAACTCCATCAATAATATACCAAGATTATTCAGGCCTTTGCCTTTACAAACACCCCAAAACCGATCATTCCAATTATTTCCCTCAATTAATTCTACATCACCAGTAGCAATTAGTTTATCTTTAAGTTCGGGGTTTAAAGTAAATTTACTTTTTAAAACATCTCTCATCACATTAATCTTCACAGTTTCCCAATCTTCTCTCAACTCTACTTTTCTTCCCTTTCTTTTTGCTTGACCAGCAGAAAGATTAAAAAAGTCTTCTCTCACTTTCATATCTAAACATTTTGCTGCTTGAAATGCCGCCTCACTATTTAAAAATGTTTGTCCTTCAAATTCAACAGGACAAGAATAAAAGTTTGAAAGAAAATCGTATTCACCACGAAAACTATCAATTGTCATAACAATCCTTAATAAGGTTTATCAATCGTAAAAAACCATTTCGGCGTTACATAGATAAGCGCCAAGATTATAAGTATCAAAAATATCTTTGATTGTCCATTCAGTATCTTCATTAGCAATCATATTGATACCTTTGATTACTCTTCGGTAAATATGATATTCACCATCTTTTTCAATAAATTCGTAGCCAATGCATTCATACTTTGAAGGAGGAATTAATGTAGTGTCTTTCAAGCTTTCAACAACCACTTCAATAGGAAGGTCTGGTGAATAGCCCTCACCTTCTGTTTGCTTGGTTGCCTCTTGTATAATAGGCAACTTACGAAGTTGCCCTTCAAGAAGTTGCTCATGAAAATTATCAATTGTCATTTGAGTCCTTAAAGGAGTTATTCATAATAAACAATTATGTCTCTATATAAAGTAGCGCCAATATTATAATTATCGAAAATACCTTTGATTGTCCATCCAATATCTTCAAGGTCAAACTGATTAATACCTTTGATTACTCTTCGGTAAATATGGTATTCACCATCTTTTTCCATAAATTCATAGCCAATGCATTTATGATTTAAAGGAGGAAACAATGAGGGAACTTTCAAGCTTTCAACAACCACCGTAATAGGAAAGTCTGGTGGACATTCGTTATTTTTTGCTGTGCGCTTGTTTGCCTCTTGTATAAATGGTATTTTTTCTAATTGAAATTTAAGCCATTTATCACGATGAATATCTTGCCGCTGTTTGAGAGTTGAAGCAAGTGTCATATTAATGGCTCAGTGAGATAATTGCGGCCTCGACTTCTGCAAAGATTGCCTTGCCAGCAGAAATGTAGGGATTGATGCCGTTGTTGTAGCAGATGCAATCAGCATCGTCAAGGGTTTCATCGTAACCCTGTGCTTGCAACATCCAGCGGATGGCGGTGAAGCGGTCGGTAGCACCTTGATGAATGAAGGTTTCAACTTCTTCGTTGAAGCGGGTGATAAGCAGAGCATCAGTTTTCTGCTCATGCTCAATGGCATCTT